ACCTTGCTCAGACCAAATAACTTGATCAGAAGCCATAGGCATTTCAGCACCTACCATTCTCAAGAATGAAGAAACAGATCTGTTACCATATCTTTCAACTTCTTGAGCATACAATTCAGGTAAATACTGTTGTGCCCAGTTTACACCGCCTGTATGAAAATTTAAATAATTACTCTGTAGCGTCATTTTTTGAGCTGCAGGCGTAACTATACTGCCAGCTATAGGGCCAGCAAAATTAACGTTTGTTGCCATTTTTCAAAAGTTTTAATAATTTTTTAATTTTAGTTTAATTCCTGACAAATCATCTCCGCTAAGAACTCTTGCTTTTATTCCACCAACTTCAACCTCTTGGTGCGCCGACCGCGGGTCCATATTAATGTTTTTTGCAGATTTAACAGATTCTTTAATAGCATCTGCTTTACCCTGCTCGTAAAAGTGTTGAGCGATAGCATCGGAATTCATCGCGGTAAATAAAGCCTTGTGATAACCAGCAGCATCAGCCATTTTATTTTCTTTATCTAAGAACTTCTTAGTAAAGTTATTAATGTCGCCCTGGGTTTCTTTAACTTTATCTACATTTTTCACATTAAACCTAAATCTCTTATCTCCGACATTATATTCAAAACCTTTGAACTTATCGTTAAAAAGCGAATTGGTTTTATTGTTAAATACATCTCGCTGAGACTGTATTATTTCTTGTTGCTGTTCATTGTCCTTATTATATCTGTTAAAAAAGTCTAATGCTTCTTTAGCTTCAGGAGTCAATCTATTACCAGCTTTAATTTCTTTATAGTAATTATCTTTTCTTACTTCAAGCTGCTGTCTCGCTTGAGCAACTTCTTCTTTAAAAAGTAATTTTTTTCTTTTAACATCTTTAGGATCATCTATTTCTTCATCAAAAGAATATCTGTCATCAATTAAAAATACAATTTCATCTGATGATAAATGAGGTTTAGTTTGAGTATAATATTCATGTAATAAATCCATGTTATCAAACTTTTCATAATCCTTATTCAATTCAACATAATCTTGCAATGTACCACCCGTTTCATTCATAAACTTAACTAAGTCTTGAATATTCTCAGGATATTCTATTGATTCTTGTGTTTTTTCTTTCTGAAATACTTCTTCTTGTTGCGGTGCGGGGCCGGCAGTTTCAGTGCTTCCTTCCACTCCTGTATTGTCAGTTGTATCTTCTTCATTTGTAATTTCTTCTAATACCGTTTCTTCTTGCGGCTCTTCAACTACTTCTTCTTCTTGTCGTACTTCTTGCAATCCCACTTCGGCTTCTTGCCCAGCTTCTTCATTCTCGCTGCTTCCGCTAGACACGCTATCTTCTGTTTTTTGTTCTTGAACGGCATCTTCTTGCTGTTTAGGTGGTTGTGTTAAATCTACTTTGTACATTTGGGACTCTTCATCAAACCCCGAATTCTTTTGTACTACTTCTTCTTTTTCTTGCATAGACAGTTCTTCTGTCTCTACAACTTTTGCTTTAATTTCTTCTGCCATAATAAAATATTATATGATTATACAATTTATATATTACTTAGGATCAAATACACCTAAGTCAAAATCACCGCTTAAAATATCATTGCCACCTGATTCAAAGCTTTTGGGTGGTAAATTATTTTTACGTTGATTAATTAATTCGCTCTGTTGAGAAGCCTGTATTTTAGTTCTCTCATCTTTACGATTTTCTTTTTCATTTAATTTTTCTTTTTCAATATTATTTTTAGCGCCATGAAGCTGCATATTCATTTGGAACTCTAAGTTCATTAATTCTTTCTTTAATGCTGCTTCTGCACCTAACTTTTGCATTTCAAGTTCACTCTTAGCTTGCTCTAATTGTATTTTACTTTGAGTTAGTGCTTGTTGCTTTTGAACTTCTGCTTGCGCCGCAACTTGTTGAGCTTGAGCATTAGCCTGAGCCTGAGCTTGAATATTTCTTTGCGCTGCTTCTTGGTCTTGCTGTAATTTCTTTTTTCTTCTTAATTTTAACAATTGATTTGCTAGTTTAACATTTTTTATCATTCTAATATCAATTGCATCTTCAAGATGAATATTGTTTTGCCCAATTGCAACTTGAATATTATTTTCTAACATTTGCTTTTCTTCTTCATCTGGCTCTAATTCAATAAATATTCCGAAGTCATGTAAATGTAACTCTTTCATTTCTTGCAATGTAGCTACATTATGTGAACCAATACTTTGTATGAAAGCATTTGCTGTTGGAGAATATTCTAATACATCGGATATTCTTAAAGATATTTTTTCTGCAGTTTCAGCAGTTAAAAATAAACCACCTTGTAATATGTGTCTTGTTGCTGTATTACTATTAGCTGCAGCAAGTTTTTGCACACCAACTAATGCATTTTTATCAGGCGTGCTACCATCTCTAGCCTCATTTAAACCTGTAGCGTCTCTAATCATTTGCATATAATAATTATACGTACTAATTAAAGCTGTTAGTTTGTTTGTACCTGCAGCATTGTTTATTTCTTGAATAGGTACTTTACCTGGGTTCATATCCCCATCAGATGTAAATGATCTACCAATTATACTACCAGTTTGAAAAAACATATTTAATGCTTCTTGTGGATTATAATTACTACCATTACCCAAATCAATTTCAGCTAATCCATCTGCGTCAACATAAACACCATCAGGAACCATTCTTGATAATATTTGTTGAATTTTTAAATGAGTTAGTTGAATCATGTCTGCAAAACTAGTTATCCTGCTAACTAAAGATTCAATTTTACCATTATATATTCTAGGCGCAACTAAAGAATAATTCATTTTTACTTTATTAGCGTCGCTCTTTTCTCTTAGCATGTTCTCACAAAGATTCCATTTTAAAAGTTTTTTGGCACCTGGTATATATATACCTTCGTAAAGTACTTCTATATTTTTTGCAATTCTTTCAAATTTCAACCCTTTTACCTGAGGAGGATTAAAAGCATCTGACTTTTTAATAATTTTTTCTGCGCCTGTTGCTGTTTCTTTTACTTTATAAACTTCATTCATATAAGTTTTATAATTAAAATATAAAACCTCTATCGAATTATTATCTGTCTTATCAGCTCTTGATAAATATTTATTATGTAAATTATAACTTCCACCACCATTTTTAATTAATGCTTGCAAGTCTTCGTCCATTAAATCTGGAAATTCTTTTTTAAGATCAA